GCCGTATGTTGAACCGCTGTAAACGTATTGACCTGAAGTAGTTCCAAATCCTCTAGAAAGCAAAGTTCCTTTACCGAAATTTGCTCCACCAGAACCACCAGCTCCAGACACCACTCCTTCAATTCCACCAGGATCAGAAGAAAATACATATTCGTTAAAATTGTAATTTGCATTAGCGGGAGTAATATTTTTTAATTGTATTGTATCACCCACAGTTGGTGTTGTAGGAAATGTAATAATTATATCAGCTACTTGTGCGCTGTTATTTACAAAAAATCCAGTGCCTCCAGTTGCAGCTTTGCTTGCAGTAATAACTTCCCATTCAGTTCCACCGACTCCTGAAGTACTTCCGTCTGCGTTTTGTATTATTATTTGACCATTAACGCCTTCAGAAGTATTAGATGCTGCTCTTCCGATGACCAATGGTCCTGTAAATGTAGTTCTTGCCATGTTTATATCCTCCTAGGTTACAGATTATAGTCTCTAGGCCGTCGACTATACGCGTCTATAATCTTTTTAAATGTATAGTGTGATTTTTATACAACAGTTTTTGATAGAGTGCAAGAGAGCCTACAGTGTGGATTGGATTTTTCCAACGATGTAGCTTTTTACTAAGTAGCTACAGAAACTTCTGGGGCAGCTTTATGGGCAGCTTTTGCTTCTGCCATTTTTATATGATTAATCAACTCTCTAACTTTGTGGTCGATTCTAACCATATCAAGAGTATATCTTCCGCTACTCTTATGTTCCTGCTCCCACTTCTTGTCTAGAGCTTTTTTCTGTTGGTAAAGCTCCTGGATGTGGTTGTCCATTTATAACCTCCTCATAGGTTATTCTTTTTACCCGGGAGTCATACATGTCTCCCGTGTATTCCCAAACTATACTGTTTTCTCCCAGTTTGTCAAGGATTGCTTTTTCAAGCGAATGAGGATCGTCTTCTGATTTTACTTCAAACCTAGCATGATGATCGTAGGCGTGAATATTAACCAGAAACGTTTTCATTTATGTATGAAATTATAAGGCTGATATTTCTGCTTTTTTAGCTGTTAAAAAAGTTATTTTTTCTTGAGCTTTAGCTAATTTATCACCTGTGGCATTCTTTTTTATTTCTTCGTTTCTTTGAATACCGTCTTCGATTCTCTCCAAACAATTTTCTTTGTCTTTTGGAGTCCATCCTTCAGGTGCTTCTTTTAATTTTTTGTATATTCCCATAATTTTTCTCCTTTGTTATACGGCCTTTATACAAGGCCGTATAAAGATTTCAAGTTTAATTTATTTATTATGGTCCAGGATTTGGAACTATTTGAGCTCCATCTGTAACATGTAAACATCTCATATCTGTTCCATCTGGTGCTTCAAGTGTGCACATAATGACAAATATTGCTTGTCCATCAAACTTGTAAGTTCTTATGTAACTTCCACAAATATCATCCCAAGCTGGGCTACCTGCTCCTACTGCATTTGCTGCATCTAAAAGAGCTTGTACTTCTGCATGAGAGTATAACTTTCCTTGAACAGGTGCAGTTGGTGGACTTACTGGCACATCAGTTATAGTCGAACCATTTACAGTGTCATTTGGAAATAAGTTTATTGTTGCCATAATTATTCTCCTCTTAAGTTGATTTATGAGGGGCGTAATCGCCCCTCATTTAATTATTTATTACGCTCCAGCAGAAGCATACATACCTCTTGGATCAGAGAATCCAAAAGAGTATCTTTCTCTAGCTTTGTATCTAACGTTACCAGTATCAAAGTCACCTTCCATTGAAGTTTTGATTGGTGATCTGTTGAACATCTTCATACCATTAGGTACATCAGTTTTGATATAGAACGCATCTGTATCAGTTAAGTAATGGTTAATTACATAACCTTGAGGTACCATTCCTCTAGATACGATTGCATTAATATCGTTATCTGCTGTATTCGTTCTACCTTTTGATTCCATTAGTCTCTCTGCTGTAAACTGCTGGTTAGGGTGAATGATTAATTTCATTCCTCTAGCAGCGATTTTTAGACCTCTTTCATCAGTGAAAGCAGAAATATCGATTAGAGATTGCTCTAATGATGTTTCGTTAAGGTCAGCAGGAGTTTGCAATTGGTTAGAGAACGTTCCAGCTAATGTAGGGTGGTTTACAATTACTCCACCTGCATTATTACCGAAAAGTGATACTCCGTCACCACCTGCAAAGTTTCCATCGAAACCATTGTTTAGGACGTTAGCCGCTTTAACTTGTTTAGTATTCGCCATAGATCTAGCTAATGCTTTTGTATATCTAGACGCAAGTCTGTCATACAAATTGTCTTCAATTGCTTCTTCAGTAATTGAAAACGCTAAAGCGATTGTTTCGTGCGTATAACGAGAAGTGAAAGTCTCTTGAGCATCATCGAATGATACACCTTGACCTTCTGCTTTAACTTGTGCGTTACCAAATCCAGATAACATTACTTCCTCTTCGAAAGCTCTGTCTGAAGATTCGATATCGAAAATTTCAGCATGTTCATTCTCGTAGTTTTTGTATTCCAGGCCGAACAGGGCGTTCAATCCTGGCTCTAGTTCTTTAACTAGTTGTGATCTTGATATTGCCATAATTTATTCTCCTATTCTCCTATTATACTGACGCTACGTATAAGTTAGCCAAAGGATTCATTACAACGACCATGTTTGCACCAGCTGCTGTTATGTCTTTGTTTTCAGGGTCTTCTCCGACTCTGACAACTTTCCACATAGAAGTTGTTGCAACACTAGCAATGTCCAAAGTTACAGTCGATTGACCGTCTTTGTTATCAGTTGCTGTGAAATCATTTACGTTGAAATTTTTTCCATTGTTACTTGTTGGACAAGCAGCATCAACTTTAACCATATATTCCTGACTTGGGTCGTCATTAACAAATGCTTTTCCGTTGCTACTACCAGTATTATAGTCCACGCCAAATGTTGTTCCAGCATCTACAAAATTAACAAATCTTGGTTTTTTAGTTGTGTTATCAACGTAAAAAATACCGTTGAATACACCAACTAATTTTGACTCAGTAGTTGCATTATAAGCTGCACCACCAGTACCTGTGTCATCTGTAGTTGCAAAAGAAGCGTCTTGTAAAAAACCTTCTGAACCTGCTGCATCTTGCAGAGATACAGGATTGTTTTTGTAAAGACCTACACCTGGAGCTGACTCGACTAAGTATTCAGACTGACCGCCGATTGAAGGTGTGTTACCTAATCTCTCGATCATTCTTAAACCAAAGCCTGTTGTTGAAGCGTTAGCCATAGTTGTTTTCTCCTTTATGTGCCTGTCCCGAAGGACCTCCAGCACGGTTTATTTTATTTAGCGGGTAGGAATTGTTAAAAAATTAACGTTTCTTTGTACCACCAAAAGTTACACGCGTTTGTCGATCAGCATTGATCGGCATACTTGGATGTTGTTCCCTCATAAGATCGTTGTCGATTGCTTCGTTTCTCTCCTGAGTTTGTCTTTTAAAGTACTCAGTTCGAGATTGTGCGATCTCTTCCGGTATCCTTGCCAACACAAGGCCACCAACTCCAATCACTCCTGCGTATTTTCCTTCCTTCATAGTAGGGTAAATTTCATCTGGATATTCATCAGCTCTCACTAATTCATAACCTGATCTTAATTTACCAGACATGTTTTTAGTATCGTCAAATCCTAAAACCTCTGTCCTTAGCCATCTATGTTTGAAACCCTTTGGCGCAGGTGGTGCATCTAAAGATGATGGGGGAGCCCATGTCGTAGGTCTTTTTTCTTTAGCCCTAGACTGGCTTGCACGAGTGGTTTTTTTAGTTTCTTTTGTCATATGCTATACCTCCTTCGTGATTTTTAACTGTTTCGCATATTCTTCCAGTGGCACACCTAATTTTTTAGCAATTGCTACCTGTGAAGGTGTGAGAGACACAGTTTTGCGACCTGGTTTGACAGAACGTTTAGCCGAAGCTACAGTTCGTACAGGTTTGGTCGTTTCCCTTTCCTCGTTTGTATCAAATTTGTGAGGGAATTCAAGTCTTATTCTTTTATCAACTTCTGCGTAATATTCATCACTTGTTGGGTCAAAGTCTTCTTCATCCACTAGTTTTTTGTGTATATCAAAAGCAGTGTAAGTCATTGCACTGTCTTTACCAAACCAAGTATTTCTTTGAGCCCAATCCTGTGCTTTTGGATCAGGTTCTCTAGTTGGCTCAGCTTTTCTAGACGGTGTAATATTTACAGGTCTTTCCATAAGCTCGGCTTTAGATGTTGTGTTTCTTTGCTCTTCTAATCTTGCTTCCTCGTAACCAAGTCTAGCAATTTCTTTTTGAGCATTAACTTCAGCTTCTAAATCTCCAGCTTCTCTGGCAGCTGCTAATGTTGCATAAGTAGCTTTAAGATTAGATTTAATTTTTTCTTCTCTATCTTTTAAACCACTTGTTTCTAGTTGAGAGTATTTTTTCTTAAGACTATCAGAAGTTGCTTTAACTGATCGTGCATATTCTAAAGC